TGGCGCTGTTCCAATTCGTGGGGATTTCCACAGCGCCAAAGCCTCCTGTCCCGCGAACGAGCAACTCGGTCGCGCTGAAAATCAATGCGGAATACTCGCTTGACATGGGAGGCCCCAATACAGAAGGGGGGTCAGACGTAAAATCTGGGCTTCCAGCCCGTGGACCGTTTCCCGTGAGTGGGCAAGGTCAGACTGCCAGTCATGGGCTTTTGCCCATTTGCGCACAGTGCGGTCACTGCACCCTATCGCTCGCGCGATTTCCGACGTGCTGTCGCCCGCAAGATAACGCGACATTGCCAGTTCTTTGTCCGCATCTGTGAAGGATCGGCGGGCAGATGTCTTTCCAGATACTCCGTAGCGGCCCGGAGAGGACTCAGAAACGGGCGTCTCGGTCTTTTTGGAGTAAGGTATGCTGAAATCACGTGGCGACTCTGTACGGGGCTCTACGCGAGTCTGAGGTAGTTTGGTTGATTTGGGCATGTGCGTCAGCGCCTCACACACGCGCCAGAAGCGCGCTTAGGGCCTTCAGGTTGTCTTCTGCATGGGCAGAGCGCTCTATGGGCTTTTCTGACGCATCTGCGGGCGTCTCAGAGGCTTGTGTGAGGTGTGGAAGCAGCGAACGGGCTTCTTCAGGTGTGATGATGCCCGCCTGCACAAGGTCCGGCAAACCTTCCGCGTCATCTTTCGGCGGGGTCAAGTCCAGAGGTCTGAAAGCAACCTGACCTTCAACGGGCAAGGCATCGACCGGCGCAGGCTGCAAACCCAACTCCGACAGCAAAGGGCGCAGTTGATCCAGCATGCGCCGCCGTTTTGGGCGCAAGGTCAAATGCTCAAAGGTGAAAAGCTGTGATGATACCTCACCTCCGCCACCCAACTGTCCGGCAGACATGATGCCGAGAATGCGCGGCGGTGTGCCGTGGGCAATAGGCATCCGGTCACGTGATGCATCTAGCAGTTTGAGAAAGTCAGCGTCCTTGATGTCGGCGGTCAGTTTTTCGATCTTGATTTCGTTTTCTTCACCGGCATGCAGAACCAACGTCCGATGTGCCTTTTCGAACCCGCCAAACTCGTTTCGGAAGAAATCCCGCACCGCCTCTTTTTGCTCTTTGCTGGGAGCCTGACCTTTGAAGATCACGGCGTATTCCGGCATGGCATTGTTCTTGAAGAACGCGGCGTTCCATTGCGTTGCCGCATGCGCCAGTTCCAGCATCCCCTCAACACCGATCCATGCGGGGCGGGAGTAGAAATCACCGAAGGGGCACGGCTCGCGCAGATGCACGATTTCATCGGCAGTAAATTTGACCTTCTTTGGGTCGCCTTCGGGCTGCTGCACTGTCTGCACAAAGCCACCCTTGCGGCGCTTCATGGTGATCGCAGGCAACCGGCGAATGCCGATCAGCCGCCGGTCGGGGCTGTAGATTTTCTGCAAAAACGCATTGCCGAAGGTTTCCAGATCAAGGCCCAGCAGGACAAAAAGTTCCGCCGTTCCCGTCTCACAAATCTCGTCAATCCTGGCGGTGTCTCCGATCAGACCGCCACCGAAGGCGCTTTCGGCTTTGACATGAATGGCACGCCCATGCTCAGGACTTGCGCGATAGAGCGTCGCCAGATTGATCGGTGGAATGGGCCAGGGATATTCGCCGTCCTCTGTCGCCTGCCCGCCGCCCAGCAGACCTGACACATCACTCGATTTGATGACAAAACTGCCCTCGCCGTCGCGGGTATGCGCAGTTTGGTCCGGGGGTGTCTGATCTGTTTCCATGCCCTTTCATACAGCGTGAAAACGGTCGGTAAAATCTCTCTAACTCATTGAAAGTTTACTGTTAAACACACCCCTCCCTCACCATCTGGCACGACCGGAAACAATCAGGCAAGGATAAATTCAACACGTCATGCGATTTGTGGGAGACGCTTCAGGTGGGTGAGATTACGGAACTGTCGGTCAGCTTCCTTTCGTTGGTGAAAACACCGGCGACGGGCAAATCGCTGACGCTGAAAAGCGCAAAGCCCAACGAACGGGCCACCCAGTTTGCCATCACCAAGACTGATGATGACCGCATGATTGCCTATGGCATCGTCTATGCGCCTGATCAGGTGGATGCCCATGATGAATATGCCAGCGCGCAAACCATCCGCCGCGCGGCCTATGAATTCATGCGCGAAGCCCGCTTGAAGAACATCGACACCGAGCACTCGTTCACAACGGAGATGGCGTATGTCGCGGAAAGCTGGCTGATCCGCAAAGGTGACGCGCTTTTCCCTGATGAACCGGAAGGGGCCTGGGCCGTTGGTATCCAGATCGGCGACGTTGACCTTTGGAAGAAGCTGAAAACAGGCGATCTGACTGGCATTTCGCTCGCTGGGATCGGTCGTGTTGAAGATGATCCTGCCGATCCACCCCCGGCTTCATTCACTCAAAAAGACGCAGTGCCCGGTTGGTTTCAGAAGTTTCTGACAGCCGCCACCCGATCAAAAGACACCCCCAAAGAGGAGACAGACATGACCGAGGATGAGGTCAAAGACATCGTGCGCAAGGCACTTAAAGAGGAGGCGGGACCGATTATCAAAGACGCCTTGAAAGCGGCTGCGGACCCCGCACCAGAGGGAGATAAAACGGATGACACCCCGCTGACCAAAGAAGACCTTACGGGTGCAATCGGCGCGCTTGAAACCAAACTCACCGACCAGATCACCAAGGCCGTGGCCAAAGGTGAAATTGAAGGGGCTGGCGCGCAAGCCAGTGAAAATGCGGGGGGCTTCCTGTGATCATCACGTTGAAATCCGGCCCCATGGCGGGTCAGCAACAGCATGAACTTCAGGCGTTGGTCAAAAACCTGATCCGGCCTGGAGACTTGAGCGTTGGCGGTGATTTGACACCCCAGCAATCATCAAAGCTGATCAATATGCTGTTTGAAGACACGTTCTTGAAGCAGATCACGACCGTGACAATGATGCGTCTGACGCGGTTGATCGAAGTCATGGAAATGCAGACCCGGCTTTTGGTCCGCGTACCCCAAGGCGATGAACCGGATAACGCTGACCTGAATGGTGCCAGTGAAGATGGCTCAACCCTGACAGCGCTGGATGCCCAGCTTTTCTGGACGCTGACGCTGAATTTCATCCGGGAACATGCCAACAAAAGCCCTGCTGATTTTCAGAAGGAAATCGAAAAGAGCTTCGGCCTGTCGCTGACTGCTGATCTTGTGGACCTTGGCTTTAACGGCGTTGCTGATGACGCCACCGGCGCGACACGTGCGGCTCGCTTTGTTCGGCTGAACAAGGGCTGGTGGCAGATCATGCGGGAGGCGAATAACACGGCCAAAGTGCAGATTGATCCCGCCCTGAACGGTTGGGTGGCCACGCTCAAGGACATCAAAGCGGCTGCTGATGCACGTGTGCGCGCCACGTCCACCTTCTTCATGCACGAAGCGGATGCGGACGAGTATTCCGAGGAAATCAATGCACCTGTGACCGGCTATGAGGTGCAGACCCAGGCACCGGCGCGCAAATACAAGGGCAATATGATCATTTCGCACCCGCGCATTCCGCCCGGTACAGTCGCTTTCACGCCGCCCAAAAACCTCGTGTTCGGAGTGCATAAGGATATCCGCCGTGACCGGGCCTACCATTCCCGCAAGCGGGCGCTGGAATACACCATCGACAAAGCCTTTGACTACGAAGTCGCGATCAAGCGCTACGCAGTGCTGGGCGAGTAATTCGGATGTCGGCCCCCATCGTGCCCCAGGATGTGCGTGACTATGCCAATCTGCCCAGCGAAGTGCCTGAAGCGCTTCTGGACAAGCACATTGGTATCGCCTTGCGCGAAGTGGCGCGGCGCACGGGGCTGACGCAAGCGCCTTCGGGTCAGGATGATAATTGGTCAGAGGCGCACACCGTTTATGCCCTGGCCAGTGCGTTTCCCTGGCTGAACACCTTTGCGCTGGATGGCGCGGCCAAGGTGGGTCGGCTGGAAGGCGAAGTTGAGGCGCGCTTTCTGGATGCCGACGAAACCCAGGAACGTATCGACCGCCTTCTGGATCGGTTCGACGCGCTGGTTGCGACACTTTTATCGGATGACGCCGACGAGACCGGTGTTTCTTTCGGCGACTATTGGATGACAGCAATTTAGGGGCGGATCAATGCAACTGCGGACCCGGTTCAAAACAGAAATACGCGCACGCCTTGTCACGCTGTTGCCCCAGGCGGTCGAAACGGTCTGGGATACGGCGTCAACTGTGGTCATGTCGGAGCAACTCAAATTTGTCTCCGCCGGTGGCGCTGACCCGGATCATTGGGAGCGAAGGGCCACGGTTTCCGGTATCATGGCGCTTGAGTTACGGGCAAACACACTCAACGAATTGCCGGTTGAGCCGCTGATTGCCAATCTGATCCATGCACCTGTCTACCTTGCGTATGATCCGACGGTCGCTGTCGGCGATATCTCGGAAAACGCGCGGTTTGTGCTGGAAGACTGGCGCGACGCAATCCGCGACACCAACGTCGCTACAAAGCTGCGGTTCTCTGTTGAGGGGACGCTGGCAAAGCGGGTCGATATCTCGACGCGCCCTGATCTGCTGATTGGCCAGGCTCCGAACATCGGGCCGGGTCATTTGCCCGACTACACGCAAATTGAGAGTGTCTGACATGGATCGTTTTCAGGCTGAAGAAACAGAACGCCGCCTGTCAAACCTCGTTCAGTTTGGCGTGGTGAAAGAGGTGGATTATTCGGGTCCGTTTCCACGCGCCCGTGTTCAGATCGGCGATCTGACAAGTGGCTGGTTGCGCATGGGGACAACCCGCGCTGGTGATGCACATCAAAGCTGGGGCTACAGCGTGGGCGAGGAAGTTTGCGTTGCGGCCAATGGTGGCGAACTGACCCAGGGCGTCATTGTCTGTGCGCTGGCAAATGGTGCAAATGCAGGTGACGCACAACCCGGCGTATCGAAAACGGTCTATCCAGGGGGTGTCGTCATTGAAATCTCCGCAGGTGCGGTCAAAATTACCGCGCCTGCTGGTGTGCGGATTGAAGGCAATACACAGATTATCGGCAACCTGTCTATCTCGGGCAGCACCGTCGGGGCCAACGTCATAAAGTCAAACACAGATGTCAGCGTTGGCAGCGTCAGCCTTAGCTCACACACGCATGGCACCAGCCAGGGACCTACGGGGGGACCGCAATGAGCATTGTTGGTCTCAATCCTGAAACCGGGCTATCCATCGACGGGCTGGATCACCTGCGCCAGTCAATCCGGGACATTCTGCTGACGCCCCTCAAGGCGCGGGTGATGCGGCGTGCGTATGGGTCAGCCTTGTTTGACCTGATTGATACAAACATCACGCCTTTGGCACAGGCACAGATTTACGCGGCAACCGTTGAAGCACTGCGCAAATGGGAGCCGCGCCTGAAAGTCACCCGCGTTTCATGGGACAGGACGTCCCCCCACAATCTTGCGGCAGATCAGATCGCCCTTTCGATTGAGGGCGAATATCTGCCGGACGGGCGCGAAGTTCATCTGGACGGGATTGTGCTATGACCGTCGGCATCGACCTTTCCCGGATTCCCGCCCCGCAAATCATCCAGCAGCCATCCTTTGAAGATGAACTGGCGGCGCGTGTCGCCCATCTTTCACAAGCCGCACCCGCCCTTGCGTCCGCCTTGCAGTTGGAAAGCGAGCCGCTGGTGCAACTGCTGCAATCGGATACCTATCGCGACGTTCTGCTGCGCCAGGCGGTACAGGATGCCAGCAAGGGCAATCTTCTGGCCTTTGCCACGGGTGCCATGCTGGATCATCTGGGGGCGTATTACGGGGTAACGCGGCAGGTGGTGCAGCCCGCAGACCCGACCACCATCCCGCCAACGCCGGAAATTCTGGAAGATGACGCGCGGCTGCGCGCGCGCATCCAGCTTGCGCCGGAAGGCTTTACCGTCGCGGGACCAGCGGGATCATATCGGTTTTGGGCGATGTCTGCATCGCCCGACATCAAAGACGTTGGTGTCACCAGTCCGGCCCCCAGTCAGGTGCTTTTGACGGTCCTCTCTGCCATCGGAGATGGTACGCCAACCCAGCAAATGCTGGACGCGGTTGACGCGGAAACCGACCCGCGCCGCCCCCTGACTGACTTTGTGACGGTACAGGGCGCGCGGATTGTTCCCTACACTCTGAATGCCACGCTGACCCTTTTCCCCGGCCCGGACGGTAACGTGGTGCGGCAGGCCGCTGAAGACATGGCCCGCAGGTTTGTGGATGAACGCCACGCTCTTGGCCATGACATCACAGTGTCTGGCCTGCATGCCGCGCTCAGCCCCCCTGGCGTTCACAGTGTGGACCTTGGCGGCTTCACGCATCTGGAAATTGATGAAGATGAAGCCGCCTATTGCACGGCACTGACCGTCACCATCGGGGGACGCGATGTTTAAATCACTCCTGCCCCCCAGCGCGCACCCGCACCTTCGATCCATCGAAGAGGTCATGGAAGGTGGCAAACTTGGCATGCACGACCCCATTGAAATGCTGTGGGATGTGGATAACTGTCCTGAAGAGTTGCTGCCATGGCTGGCCTGGGCGTTCTCTGTCGATGTCTGGGACGGGGATGCGCCAGAGGCGATCAAGCGCGACGTGATCCGCAATTCGCTGCAAGTCCACAAGAACAAGGGCACCAAGGCATCCGTGCTGCAAGCGCTTGATGCGATTGGTGTGCCTGCGGTGATCGTCGAATGGTTTGAAGATCAATCTGCGCCCTACACGTTCAAAATTCGCGTTGATCTGGCGCAACTGATCGCCAACGGTAGTCAGCTTAGCCTCGCGCTGATCGCGGAAGTTGAACGGGTTGTGAACGCCACCAAACCGATCAGCCGCCACCACACGATCACGCCGGAATACGGCATTTAAGCGCATCTGAACACCGGCGCTGTGCCCGAATTTACCGCCATGATCGACGTCTATCCCGCCCACGGCGGCAACATTGTCGCGGATGCTGACATGAGCCTCACCGTCCTGCCCATCTTCTACGCCAC